ATAATCTCTGTTTTAAAAAAATAGCCACCCCTAAAAAGAGTGGCTATTCTTTAGGGTTGTTACGAATTTAATCGTTTTTCTATATTGGAGTAAATCTCCATTCCTTCATCAGTTTTAAACCAAGCGGCTAAAGCCGAATATGGATGTTCATCAAAAGGAATATTCATTAGTTTTCTATTGTTAGAGCCCCAACTAAATGTTCTTTGATCAGGCGATAATTTTAATATCCCCATTTCTGTTGCTTTGATACCAAAGTTCCTAAGAATAATGTTCTCATCAGTTAAAAGTTCTAAGAACAACTTAGGGTTCTTTTTAGCATATAGCAGTAAATCACGTCTAAGTTCCTTAGAACTTAAACCAGATACCCCAGAACCAATCTCTACACGCATAATAGCCTCTGCCATATCAATATCTAGATTCTTGGCTGCTGATAGCGCTTCTACCTCGAACTCTAACCAATCTAATTGAGTTTTAGCTTCTTCAACCGGCTTCCATTCATAGTATGAGTGTTTACGATCTGGATGATATAAAGAAAGTAATTTTTGCAAAACTGTTTTTTCTCTTTCTACATGCAAAACTCCATTTCTAAAAACAATATGTGATAATCTTTGGTCACCCTTCATTTCATCTACGAAACTAGTTGTTTGATTTTCACAATACTTTAACTCTCTTTCATACCCTTTCTCTTCATCAAACCAATATATATTAGCTGATCTAATCATTCTGGATAAAGGTTTATTTTTTCCATTTAAATAATAAACCCTATCTTTTATCTCCCAACCATCAACGATAGGTTCAGTTGGGTCCATTCTTTTTGGTTTTGGTTGTTCCACAACAACCGTTTTTTCTTGAACTTGAGGTTCTTCCACCTCAACTTTTTTTGTTTTCTTTGTCATAATATAATATATAATAAAATTAATAAAAATAAAAGGACCGAGGCCGAAACCTCGGTTCTTTTAAAAATTGCTTACTTCATTAACATAAAGTTGTTTGCACCTTGAGTGATCAAACATCTTTCTGATAAGAAATGCATTTGCATTGCATCTAACGATGATGTAGCAGCGCCCACAGAACCAGTAACCCAAGTTTTTAATCTTCGATTATCAGTTTGAGAAGCTCTATATCTAACATGTAAGAAAGGACGTTTAAGGTTCTTTCCTAATTGTTGGTCATACACTGAAGATGTACCTGCAGGAATAATAACCCCGCGTATTGCTCCTGATGTTGCAGCTGCGTTGATACCACCCCTTGTTGCTTTATCATTTAAGTATCTAAAGTCAGATTTGTAGAAATCGTAAGATCCACGTCTGAAACCAGAGAAACCTAAATTAAGCGCCATATCCTCAGAGTTGTTGAATACTCCGTAAGAAGTACCACCAGCACCATAAGAATTCATTGAAGCTAACATATCGTCCATTGCTAGAGATGTAGCTCTATTAACAAACATCATGTTTTCTTCAATAGCACCTTGAGAGTCAAACTCTGCTAAGATAGCGTCAAATTCAGCTAAATCAGTAGCAGCATTAACACCTGTAATACCAGAAGTAACATTACCTCTATCTGATATAGCATCAAATAAACCTTGAGTACCTACACCAGTATCACCTAAAGTTATACCGCCAGCCGCTAAACTAGTATCAACAACTGTACTATTAGAACCCCTAACACTTTCAAGCATCGCCATTTCTAAATAATCAGTAAAACGTGCTCTTGTATCAGCTTCAGCTTTTAAATACCATAAATAACCTGATTGACCTTCTTCACCAGTAATTTCAACCCAACCGATTCTAGCTGTATCAGAACCTGATACTTCGTAGTAATCTTTCATAATAATTGGTTTATTAGAGAAAGATTTGAAAGTAGGTTCGTTAGCTTCGTGAGTAGAAGATGCTGTTAATGGGTTAGCTGTATCAACTGCACTATATGCAACGCCTTTTGCGTATTCAGAACCAACAACTAATAACGTTGATCCACCAGCTGTTGTTGCATGACCAGTTAAATCAGCCTTATCATAAGGCTCAACTTGAATAACCGCTGTATCAACATCGGTAGCTAAACACATTGTAGTGATACCAGCACTTGCTATAAGTACTAAATCATTAGCTCTAACACCGTGATCAGCCAACGTAAATGCTGGTGAAGATGATGCATTGTTACCATCAATATCACTTGTAACAGTAAATGTACCATTTGTAGAACCAGCGGTTGCTACAGTACCTTTTACTGAAATGTGTAATCTTGATTGTTCAGACCATACGACTTGATCAGCCGACATTGCCTCTTCAGCTCCAACTTGTGAAAGGAAACCTGAAATAGTTCTTTGTCCGAATACTTCAGCTTCTTTCTCCATTAGGTCTGGTAAATATTGCTGGGCCCAACCTTCATCGGCTGTCCCTGCTAAATCTAGATAATTTGTAGATAGTGTTTGCTTTTGATGCGTTGGAACACTATTCAAATTACTACCTGCTGTAATTGCCATAATTTTGTAATTTTAAATTGTTATTTTTGTTTAATTTTAAACTTAAAATCAGTGGAATCATCACCTAACACTCTTACTTTAACACCGCCCGCTTCAATAGTTCCATGGGCTTGCCTTGGATCCATATCTACGTTTTTGGCTTTAGCAACGCTATCTTTCATAGCATCTGCTTTTCCTTGCTCATAAAAGTGATTAGCAACAGCGTCAGCATTCATAGCTGTATAAAGAGATTTATGATAACCTTTAGCATCTGACATTTGATTTTTTTTATTCAAGAACTTCTTGACAAAATTATTGATGTCACTTTGAGTATCTTTAATCTCATTAGCATTGTTCACATTAAATCTAAATTTCTTATCCCCGACGTTGTATTCAAAACCTTTGAACTTGTCGTTAAAAACATTATCTGTTTTTTGTAAGAATGTAGATTTAGCGGCTTCTGCTGCTTTGTTATTTTCCTCTGACTTCTTGTTGTGTCTATTAAAGAAATCTATAGCTTTTTGTTGTTCAGGAGTTAACTTACTCCCAGCTTTGATATCTTCATAGTATTTGGATTTGTTCTCTTCCAAGTGAGTTTTAGCGTCGGCAACTTGCTCTTTTAACGCTAATTTTTTTCTTTTAATATCTCTTTCGTCGTCAACTTCTTCGTCGTAAGAGAATTGATCTTCCATAAGGAAGTTAATTTCTTCTGTATTTAAATGAGGTTTTGTTTGTTTATAGTGTTCAAATAATAAATCCTGATTATCTAATTTACTATAATCTCTATTTAACTTAACATAATCATTTATATCGCCACCGGTATCTTCCATAAAATCCATTAATTTTTGGATATTCTCCGGTAGCTCTTTTCCAGTTTCTTGAGTTTCAGCTATAGCTTCTTCAACTTGTTCAGTAATCTCTTCAACTTTGTCATCGGTTACTTCTTCTATAATTGGAGTTTCAGTTTTTTCAGGCGTGTCTTTGACACCATCTGATTCGATTTTCTTCTCATCTTCTCTAGCTGGAGCTATTTCTTCTGCAACCGTTTCCACAGTTTCTTCAACTGGTTTGTTTAAGTCTACTTTTATTATACCATCAGAATCGTTACTGAACTTCTTCATTGATGGTTTTTTCTTAACCTTAATTTTTTCGACTGTATCGTTTACTTTAGGTTCTTCCTTTACAGGGGTTTCTTGTTGCGTAGTTTCTTCAACTACTGTTTCTTTCTTTTTTGCCATAATATAATATAATAATAGTTAATAAATTGTTTACCTAGGTTCAAAGTTACCTAAACCAAAATTACCGGTAAGCACGTCGTTGCCTGACGATTCAAAATCCTTAGGCGGTCCACCGGTCTTTCTTTGATCAATAAGCTGACTTTGTTGACCTGCTTGTATTTTTGTTCTTTGATCTTTACGATCTTCTTTCATGCCGCCGTCTTCTCTCGCGGCTTGTAAATCTAATTCTCTTAGTTTTAAATTTAATTCAAACTCATGATCCATTAATTGCATTTTAACTTGAGCTTCTTTTTCCAAGTTGGCACCTTTTAACTGCGCTTTAGCATTTTCTAATTCTATATCACTTTGAGTTAGTTGTTGTTGCTTCTGAACCTCTGCTTGAGCTATTTGAGTTTGAGCTTGAGCTTGCGCTTGGGCTTGAGCTTCTGCTAACTGTTTTTGGGCTAACTGATCTCTTTCAAATTTCTTTTTCCTTCGTATTTTTAATACTTGATTAGCTAATTTTGTATTTCTAATATCTCTTAAATCAATAGCATCTTCTAACTCTATGTTTTCTTTAGATAATGCTACTTGTATATTGTTTTCTAATAATTGCTTTTCTTCTTCATCAGGAGCTAATTCTAAAAATATACCAAAATCATATAAATGTAAATTAGACATCTCCTCTAATGTAGCTACGTTATGTACTCCGATACTTTGGATAAAAGCATCTTTAGTTGGAGAATATTCTATAATGTCAGATATTCTAAGTGATAAACATTCCGCAACTTCAGCTGTTAAAAACAATCCAGCTTGTAATATATGTCTAGTAGCAGTGTTAGAATTTGCTGCTGCTAATTTTTGTACCCCTACTAAAGATTTAGGATCTGGAGTACTACCATCTCTAGCTTCATTTAATCCCGTACAATCCCTAATCATTTGCATGTAATAGTTATAATTACCAATTAGCGCTTGCATTTTGTTTCCAGCGCCTTGTCCACCTGATATTTCTTGAATAGGTATTTTACCTGGGTTTTGTTCACCATCTGCAGTAAATGATCTTCCAATAATAGAACCAGTTTGGAAGAACATATTTAACGCTTCTTGTGGGTTGTAATTTGTGCCGTTACCTAAATCAATTTCAGCGAGACCATCAGCGTCAAGATATATTCCATCTGGAACCATTCTAGACATAACTTGTTGTAGTTTCAAGTGTGTTAATTGAATCATATCTGCAAAACCTGTAATTCTACCAACTAACGATTCAATTTTACCATTATACATTCTAGGAGCTACAATAGCATAATTCATTTTAACTTTTGTGAAATCACTTTTAGGACGCATCATATTTGAGGCCATCTCCCATTTAAGTAACTTATTTGTTCCAAGAATTAAAGCACCATCATAAAGACATTCTATAGACTTTAATAATTTAGTATATTCACCTTCCATATCCGACGGTGGGTTAAACATATCATCTTTGGGTATCAATTTCTCAGCTCCACTACCCATTTCTTTAACTTTGTAAACCTCATTCATGTAAGTTTTATAGTTAAAATATAAAACTTGAACCTTGTTGCTGTCATTGTCATCAATATGACTGTTGTTGAAATTATGAGATCTACTAGTTTGTTGAATTATCTCTTCTAGATCTTCATGTTCTAAGTACGGGAATTGTTTTACTAATTCATTTATAGGAATAGATTTAACTTCTCCAGCGTAATATATATCATCAAAATAAGGAGAATCTGTGTGAGAATAAACTAGATTTGCTGGATCAACATAATCTATAGTAACACCTTCAGAAGTATTAAATCCAGTTTTTACAGCACCAATACCTATTGTTGTTAAGTCGTAGAAGAATCTTTTCTTAATTAGTTCATACTGATTACCTTCCATTAATACATTTAAAGCTTGCTCTTCTGCTATTTCTACAGCCTGCTTATATGTTAATTGCATATGTAATGCTAATTCTTCTTCTGAATCCGGAATATCTTCTTGCTTATTCTCATAAAGATCTATATTCATTGTTTCAGCAGCAATATCATTAAATTCTTTACTACGCATATCTCGTAATATAGATTCCATATATTCTGTTCGTTTAGTTATACCAAACGGATCTTGAGAAAATGCTTTTATATCATATGTTCTTTCCGCAATACCATTAACCACAATATCTACAAACTTGGAAATAATTGGAACTGGTTTCCAATCTAAATTAAGATAGGACAAATCACCATTTATCGATAACTCATCCTTATATTTTTGAATTGATTGCTCTCCACGAGCATATAATCTTAAATTATGAAAATTATTTTTGTGTGATTTATATCTATTAGAACCTCTATCATTATTAAACCATTCAGATTCTATTGCTTTAGCAATCTTTAAACCATAATCGTAACTTAACTTCTCAGTATCACTAACTACTTGACTTGGAAAACTGATATTTGCGCTTGAATGAGCCATACTATTCTTTAATTATTTTAGACATGCTACCTTTATTGGAATATTTAGCTATGTTTATATTTAGTTTTGGTTTTTCTATTTTTGCATTTGGAGTATATAAATGTCTATTGTTAGCCATAATTGCTAAACCTGAACTAATAGACGCGTCAAACTTTGTACGTTTATTTATATCAAATCTAGACCAATCGTTTAGTAGACTGTTAAAATATAAATCTCCAAATGTTCCATCTTGCTTCATACCCACGTGATCTTGAATATACATTTCAATTGCTGCCGCGTGAGCTTGTTTTATATCTTCGCTAGAGTTAGGGATTCCTCCAACTTCTTTTTCTGCCACAGACAATTTGTTCCATAATTTGTCTGGCCTGTTCATGCTAAAACCTCTATATCCTCTTCTTCTTAAATAATATAGTAATCTAGGTTTGTTATTCTCTGCTAATATTGGCATACCATAAAACACTAGTGCCATTAAAACATCTTCAAAGAATATTTCAGCCGTAGGTGGTCTTGATAAGTATTCTAAAAAAAAGCTATTAGCCGGGGCATCCTCCATACTGAATCTAGTAAGACCATGTAATGCTCCTTTAGATCCTTCTCCATCTACGGTCCCTGATATGTCATAAGAGTCACAACCAAATGCTCCCATATGTTCATTACCAGGATATTTAATACCATTTTTAAGTACCACTCTATTTTGTAATCCAGTTTTTGGAACCCAACTGACTTTAAATCTACCGTTCTGATCT